GGTAGTAATAGAACTTTTAATATTCAACAACAAAGTACATTAGACAATGACTGGCTTAAGATTATTAGCACTGGTTCTACTACTAGCACCGTTTGCGTTATTCAAAACGACCAAGGTACTAGCACAAGCTGTTGATATTGGAAGTATTAGCGAACTAAAAGGCAACGCGCAAGTAGTCAGAGACAAGCCGTATGGAGCTGAGTTGGCTTTTCCAATTCAGCAAATGGATAACGTCAAAACTGAGGCTGGTCGCGTAGCTATCACATTTGAAGACGATACCATCGTTAGGGTGATGGATCACAGTAAATTAGTAATCAACTCCTACATTTACGATCCCAACCCAGCAAAGAGTGAAATGGCTTTACGCTTTGCTTCAGGAACGGCTAGATTTGTTACAGGTAAATTCAACAACAAAAAGGCCATACGTATAAAAACGCCAAGCGCTGACGTGTATGTAAGAGGTACGGATTTTACAATAACGACCACTCCTGAAACTGGCAGTTCTCTTGTCATACTTTTACCCGATGAAAACGGCAATCCTAGTGGGGAGATAGTGGTTGAAACAGCGATGGGCCAAGTCATATTAAATCAAGCATACCAAGCGACTACTGCGATGACTTACAATCAAGCTCCGTCAAAACCTGTAATCTTGGATATATCTTTGGAATTTATAGACAACATGCTAATTGTTAATCCACCTGATGAAAAACAAAATCTATCCGAGGAACAACAACAAGTTGGTTCAGCAGATTATTTAGATTTTGCAGATTTAGATATAGATTTTTTAGCAGAAGATTTTTTAGATAATGAAGCAGATTTAGAGTTTACTGAATTAGATATCAATTACTTAGATGTAAACTTTCTTGAAGACCTTTTGAATATTATTGACGCTTTAGCTGTTGACGAAGAAGAAGATCAATTAAGTAAACTTGCTACTGGTATTACAATCGCTGGTACGGATATAGGCCAAGACAAAGATACTCAAATTACAACTATAATTACTGGTCAAGTTGTAAGTGTACGTAGATCGGTAGGCGATACTTTTAGATTGGATTTGGACGGATCAAGTGCCTATACGCTAATTCTTTTTCAAAATGGCGTAGAAAATGTAGTTAAAGTAAATGGTGGATCTTCTAATACAATTACCATAAAACAAGGTAGCTGATGAAAAAATATACATTACCAATACTTTTTGCGCTTTTGATAACGCCATTAGCTTTACAATTTACGCCTCTTGAGATACTTAAATTAAAAACTTTTGACACTTTTGTTGCAAAACAAGAGCCTACAGGTAATTTTGTAATTCTTGATATCAGCGAAGAAGATATAGAAAAAGAGGGAGGTTGGCCTTTGCCGCGTCAGCGTTTGGCTGAAATACAAATAGATCTTTTAGAGGCTGGCAGTTTTGGACAAGCCTGGGCATTTACGTTTCCGCAGCCAGATAGAATGGGTGGAGATGTAGAGTTTTCTGAAGCTCTCAGCTACGGCCCTTCTGTATTGGCGATGTTTGAAAACGATAACGAAAGTTATCCGCCAACGGTAGGTACAGTTATTCTGGGTGAGGATACGGGAGGTGGCTATCAAGCCAGAGGCGTTATAGAAAATATAGAAATACTCAAGAATAACGCATCTCAAGGCGTCGCGTCAGCACCTACAGATGTGGATGGTTTAGTAAGACAAATACCGTTACTGTTGCGAACTGCTGATGGGTTTGCGCCAAGCTTTGCAATAGAAATACTCAAACAACTTACAGGTCAAGATACATACATTATAAATATGACTGATGGTGAAATTAGAGTACCATCACTGCCACCTATATCTGTAGATCCATTGATGCGTAAATGGGTGAGCTACGTAAACACTCCTATTATAAATTTGAGTGATATTTCACTAGCTCAAGATAAATATGTAATTATTGGCACAAGTGGAGGGGGCATTTTACCGCAGGTGCCTACACCCAACGGTCTGATGAATCCTCATCATTTACAAGCTGCTTTAGCTGAATCAATTTTATTGCCAAATTCTCCAAAAATACCCGAGTGGCATTTAGCGTCAGAGCTTTTAATATTCACCATATTTATTTTGCTTGCTTGGTATCTAACACAAAAACTAAGTATGACTGTAGGTTTGATAGGTATATCTACAAGTTTGATTGTAGTTGCGATTAGCGGCATTTACACCATCAAAAGTGGTGTGTTGATTGACGTGACTTGGACCCTTATAAGTCAATTTATTGTTGGTAGCGTATCTTATTATCTAAAGTTCAGAGAACAATATAAGTTGCGACAACAGATTAAAAAACAATTTGAACACTATCTTGATCCAAGACAAGTCAAAGCTTTGCAATCTGATCCCAGTCTTTTAAAACTAGGTGGAGAAAAGAAAAGATGTACCTTTTTATTTACTGATGTACGTGGTTTTACTGCGATGAGCGAACACATGGATCCCGAACAAGTGACTCAAATTATGAATCAAGCTCTCACTATTCAATCAGACGCAGTTAAAAAGTACGAGGGTATGGTAGATAAATATATAGGTGATGCAATGATGGCTATATTTAATGCACCTTTAGATTTAGAACATCACGAACAAGCAGCCGTAGAATGTGCAAAAGAAATACAAAAACAATTCGCTGAATCGGATGTAGGCGTATCAATAGGAATTGGTATAAATACAGGAGAAGCAGTTATAGGAAACATGGGTAGCAGTACAAGATTTGACTATAGTGCCATAGGAAGTGCTGTTAATATTGCTGCTAGGTGTGAATCTAGCTGCAAGACTGTAGGTAAAGATTTAATAATTGCAGAGGAGACTGCAAAAAATTGTAATTTTGAGCTAAAATCGTTACAACCAATAGAAGTTAAAGGTATTAGTGAGCCTTTAAAAATATTTACTTTGGAGGATATATGAAAGCACTACTTAAAAACTTAGTTGGATCAGTAGCACCAACCCTAGGTACAGCATTGGGCGGGCCTATGGGTGGTATGGCTGCAAACATGATTGCAGATGTATTGGGTTGTAAGAACGAACCTAAAGAAATACAGAAAGCTATAGACAATGCTACACCTGAACAAATGCTTGAGCTGAAGAAAGCTGAAGCTGAGTTTGAGGTCAAGATGAAAGAACTGGAAGTGGATGTATTTAAACTGGAAGTACAAGATACACAAAACGCTAGATCAACTTTCTCTAAAGATTGGACTGCTAGAATTATAGGTATTGCTACATTAGGTGGTTTCTTGGGATATATCTTTCTCATAACTTTGCAGCCCCCCGAACAGAACTCAGAGGCTTTGGTCAATTTGGTGCTCGGATATCTAGGCGGTTTAGCATCAGCTATTATTAGTTTTTATTTTGGTGCATCACATAAAAGTGACGACTAACGGTAGATGGAATTGGTACGGGGAGGGTAAAGAAACAATGCAAATATCTGAAGAAGGCATATCATTAATTAAATCTTACGAAGGCTGTCGCTTAGAGGCATATCAAGACTCTGTAGACGTTTGGACTATAGGTTATGGTCATACTAAAGACGTTAAAGAAGGCGATAAAATAAACCAAGACGAAGCTGAGTATTTGCTGCAAGAAGAAATGATTGAGTACGAAGGCTATATCAATGATTTTGTAGAAGTACCGCTAGAACAATGTCAGTTTGATGCGTTGGTATGTTGGGTGTATAACTTAGGCCCTACAAACCTTAAAAACTCTACGTTACTTAAAGTCCTAAATGAAGGTAACTATGACGGAGTTCCAGAACAAATAAAAAGATGGAACAAAGCTGGCGGTGTTATCTTAGGTGGCTTAGTTAAACGCAGAGAAGCAGAGGCTAATTTGTTTGAAGGGAAAGAGTGGGATAAACTGAGCTAATCATGGATGGAATGTTGTTTTGGAACATAATAATTAGTTTGGTATTTGCACCAATCTTTTATACATTAAAGACTCACGCTTCAGAACTACAAAGACAGAACATCTTAATTAACAGAACACGAGAAGAAGTAGCTAGAGAATATCTAACCAGAAGTGAGCATACCGTTGAGTTTCAACGATTAATAGATAAAATAGACAAACTTGATGCTAAAATAGATAAATTAATAACAGATTAACATGGCAGAACCAACATACGATCCATACGCATACAGCGACATAGGCAGAAGAGCATTAGGTGGAGAATATATAGATGCTATGAATTTCTTTTGGTTTGATCCTGTAACTGGAGAAGAAGGACAAACTACAGAAGGATGGAGTCGTGTACCCGATTATGCAAAACCCTATACTTATTTAGACCCAGCCTCAAGAAACCAAGCTAGAAATACTTTTTATGAAAGCGGTGCTGCTTTTGGCGGTACTGGTGGTTTCGGTGGTGGCATGGGTGGATTACTAAGTGGTCAAGCTTACGCACAACAAATAGCGGGCGGTATGCCTTTTGAACAAGTAGTAGCACCTGGTATGAGTTTTTCTCCAGATCAACCTATGGGTTATATTGCAGAAGGAGCTACACCCTTCCAACCAAGACCTATTATTAGCCAACCAGTAACAGAATCACCAGCTTTCTTCCCAAGCGTACAAGACCCTTCTGTTGGAATGACGGGAGCAAACTTAGGTTTGCCAATGGGCGAAGGAACACCAATGCCAGCGGGAGTTACGTTTGATCCTGATTCTATAAAAAAAATGCCAGCATCAACAATGGATGTTGAAGGATTGTTGGCTGGTGTTGATGTAGATGAATTGTTAAAAAATGTTGATGTAGAACAAGTTATAGAAAACTTACCTACACCAACGGTAACTCCAGAACCAGTAGCAATACCAGAACCAGTAGCAATATCTACTCCAGAACCTTTGTTGGCAACTCCAGCTCCAGCAGTTTCTACACCTATTACAGCTCCAGTATTACCTCAACCTGTTCCAGAAAAACAACCTGTTATGCCTTCTGTACCTGTAACATCTCCTGTGTTAGAAGCACCTACACCTACAGTAGACGTGCCAATAAATTTAGGCTTACCGATGATTGAAGACATGGCTCCAACAACAATTCCTGAAATACCTTTTGTATTACCTCAGATACCGAAGACAAAAGAAATACCGATATTACCTGTAATCGATACTACTGTAACGCCACAACCTATGGTTAATTTAGGAATGACTCCTAATAACCCAGTTCTAAATATTGATAACATTGTTTCACCCATAAGACAGGGAAGTCCAAGAGCACTACTAGGAACACTCTAATGCCTACACATAAAGAAGTCGTAAAAGCAGCTGAAGCTGAAAGAATACTTGAGTCTGATGTTTTTAAAGAGGCCATGCAATCTTTGAAAGATGAGTATATGCAAGCTTGGTTAAACTCAAAAAACCCAGATGATATTTCTACAAGAGAAAGTTTACACAGGTCTATATTACTAATACCTGAAGTAGAAAAGCATCTGCGTATCATTGCAGAGAAAGGAAAACTGACTAGAGCAAATATAAATAAAGTCCGTAACATCGGTTAGGGCTTTCCTTTTTCCCAAAAATTCATATAAAATACTTATAAATACATATAAGGAGTATTTATATATGAGCAATAACGGAAAACCGACTGCTTTACAAACAGATGGAGAATTAGCTACTTCCGCTTTCGAGAGTTTTTTAACTCCTCAAGAGGAAAAAGTTGTAGAAGCAGAAGAAACAGAAGTAGATGTTATCGAAGAAGAAGAGCTCCCTGAAGAAGCTGAACTTGAATTAGATGAAGCTGAAGACGAAGAAGACTTTGAATACGATGACGAAATTGATGACGAAGAACAATTAGAGGTTGAAGAAGAACAAGAGCAACCCACTTTATACACCATCCGAGTTGATGGCGAAGAAGTAGAGGTCACGCTTGAGGAACTCCAAAACGGATATTCACGTCAGCAAGATTACACTCGCAAAACTCAAGAGCTGTCTCAACAAAGAAAAACTATTGAGCAACAGCAGAGGGAGTTAGCGGAAAGAGATGCTATTTATGCACAGCTGTTACCGAAGATGGAAGCCCAAATATCGGGCGAATTGGCAAACGAGCCAGATTGGACACAGTTGTATGAAGATGATCCCGTGGGTTATGTTCGTGAAAAGCAACTCTGGGATGATAAAAAAGAGAAACTAGCTGCTGCTCAAGCTGAACAACAAAGACTTCAACAAGAAGCATTTGAGAAACAGCAACAGCAATACGCACAGATGGTGCAAGAAGGTCAGCAAAGACTCTTGGAGATCATACCAGAATGGCAAAATCCTGAGACAGCGCAACAGGAAAAGCTCGCTATTCGTGAATATGGCATTAACGTCTTGGGGTATTCACCACAAGAGATGGACTCTGTATACGACTACCGAGCATTACTTGGTTTAAGAAATGCATGGCTTAACAGTAAAACTGTTGAGGCTGTAAAGAAAAAACCAACGCAAAAAGCGAAAGCTCGTGTTGCAAGACCTGGTACAACGAACCGACCAAAATCAGTAGCTCCTGTCAAAAAAGCAAAACAACGCTTGGCTAAAACTGGAAAAACAACAGATGCAGCCAAGGTTTTTGAACAAATGTTAAAGTAATTTTAAAGGAGTAAATTATGGCAAAAGTAACTAACGCTTTTGATACTTACACCGCAACTGCTGATAGAGAAGATTTAAGTAATATCATTTACAACATCTCTCCGATGCAAACTCCGTTTATGTCCTCAATCGGAACAAGAAACGTGAAAAATGTGGTGTTTGATTGGCAAACTGAATCTCTACCAACACCTAGTGCTAGTGGAGAATTAGAAGGGTTTGAACTTTCTAGGGCAGCATCAACTGCTACTACAAGGGCAAGCAACGTATGTATGATCTCAAAAAGAGATGCAACTGTAACAGGCTCGCAAGAGGCTTCAGATGCAGCTGGTAAGAGATCAGAAATGGCACACCAGTTAGCTATTATGGCTAAAGCACTAAAAAGAGACATGGAAGAAGCTCTATGTCAAAAAGGTGCTAAAACAACTGGTAACGCTACAACAGCTAGGGTAACTGGTGGTTTCGAATCTTGGATCACAACTAACGATTCAAGAGGAACTAACGGTGCTTCAACTGGTGGCGGAGCTGCTCCAACAGACGGAACTCAAAGAGCACTTACAGAAACACTTCTGAAAGACGTTCTTGAGCTTATGTTTGCTAGCGGTGCTGAACCAAATCTAGCTATAGCTGGCCCTCACAACAAGCAAGTCATTTCTGGTTTTACTGGAAGATCGCAAGCTAGACAATTTGTTGACGCTAATACTGTAGAAGCTTCTGTATCTATCTACTCATCTGACTTTGGTGAACTAAGAATCGTTCCATCAAACAGATCAAGAGATAGATCACTTCTATTAGTTGATCCTGAGTTTGCTAAAGTTTCTTACTTAAGAAACTTCGAGACAGTTGATATAGCAACTATCGGTGATGCTGATACTAAGATGATTGTAGTTGAGTACGGACTAGAAGTGAGCAACGAAGCTGCTCATGGTGTAGTCGCTGACTTAAGCACATCTTAATAGCTTAAATGGAAGGGGCTAGGACTTTGGTTTTAGCCCCTCCTTTTTTTTATAATTAGTGTTAAAATTTAGTAGCTATGGCTAAAAGAACCCTAATTGACAGTAAGATTAATTATTCACACGAATTTGCAACCGAAGATAATAAGGTTGTTTATCACACCGCACAAAATGTCGCTCCTGTTATAGAGCATTGCAAAGCTTTATCAGAGAACAAACCAGGTAAAGATTTTCGCCATGTTGCAGAAGTGCCTATGGTAATATACCAAAAGGCTTTACGAGAAGGTTGGGCGCAAGACAACAAGAAATGGAAACAATGGCTCAACGATCCAGACAACAAATTATTTAGAACATGGGGCGGTAAGGTATGACGTATGCAGAATTAAAAACAAACATAGCAAGTTATCTAAACAGATCAGACTTAACATCTGATATAGATATGTTTATAGATAACACAGAAGCAGAACTTAATCGTAGGTTAAGAACTAAAGATATGATTAAAAGAGCAACTGCTACTGCCGATTCACAATACTTATCTGTACCGTCTGATTGGATGGAAGCTATAAACGTAGAAATAACATCTAATAACTTTAGACCTTTATTCCAACAGTCTATTGAATCACTAGATGTTTACAGACAAGCAAATAACAACGTAGCGGGAGAGCCAATTTATTTTGCAATCGTTGACGATTCTATTGAACTTGCCCCTACTCCAGACACAAGTTATACATTACAATTAACATACTATGGATCGATTGATGCACTCAGCGATTCTAATACAACGAACTTTGTGTCTACAGGACATCCAGACGTTTATTTATATGGAGCTTTAAAACACGCATCAATCTTTTTAATGGAAGATGAGCGAGTGCCATTATTTACTGCTCAGTTTGAAAAAGCATTAGAAGAAATGCGACTTGAACAAGAAAGAGCTGAGTTTGGTAAAGGTTCTTTGTTACAAAGAAGAAGAACTTATGGCAAAGCTAAGAAAAACATTTATTATTGGAATAATAATTAGGAGTAATTATGGCTGGATTTAGTGATTATTTAGAAGACAAAGTATTAGATCATGTATTTGGTGGAACTTCTTATACAGCACCAGGAACATTGTATGTTGCTTTGTATACAGTAGCACCTACCGATACTGGTGGTGGTACTGAAGTAAGTGGTGGTGCATACGCAAGACAAACTGCTACTTTTAACGTATCTGGTACTGACCCAACAACAGCAACAAACGCTGCTGCTGTTGAATATCCTACAGCTACAGCTAACTATGGAACTGTAGTTGCAGTTGGTATTTTAGATGCTTCTTCAAGCGGTAACTTACTTGCATACGCAAACTTAACCGCTTCTAAGACTGTATCTTCTGGTGACGTATTCAGATTTGACGCTGGCGACTTAGATATTACGTTAGCATAAAACCATGGCCTCAGTAGGCTACGGATATGGCAAATACGGGAAGGCTGATTATGGCACTCCCGTTTATCACTTTGGCGTAGCTGCAATAGCACAAACGTCTTCAGCAACCGCTGTAGGTCGTTTTGTTATTACGGGTGCTGCCACACCAGCTGGCACTTCAGGATTTACTGCAACGGGTAGATTCGTCATTACAGGCGCATCTACAATCGCTGCAACTTCAGGATTTACCGCAGAAAGCTCACTTATACATGATGGTGTAGCTACGATTGCTGCTACCAGTAGCATGACTGCTGTGGGTACACAGATTGATTTAGGAGCTGCCACTATATCGGCAAGCTCTGGAATGACAGCCACAGGACACCAAATAGATCGTGGTGTAGTGTTAGGCCCCGCTATTTCCAACATGACTGCTACAGGCAGATTTACGGTAGCTGCTAGTGCTACAAGTGCTGGAGTATCAGGATTTACTGCGGTTGGACATCAAATAGACAGAGGTTCTTCTACCATAGCACAAAGCAGTAGTTTTTCTGCTATTGGTGGGCTAAAATGGTCTGAGCAAACAGTTCAGGCTGATACATGGACAGATCAGACGGTTACAACAACATGGACTAACCAGTCTAATCCTTCTACAACTTGGACTACATTAAGCAAAGATGAAGCAGCTTAAAGGATAAGATTTATGGCAGATACATATACTACTAATTTAAACTTAACAAAACCCGAAGTCGGAGCATCGACAGATACTTGGGGGACGAAAATCAACGCTGACCTGGACTCAGTTGACGCAATATTTAGTTCTACTGGTACATCAGTAGCAATCAACTTAGATGGAGCTGTTATTGACAGTTCTGTTATTGGTGGCACTACTGCTGCTGCTGGATCGTTTACAACGCTAACAGCATCAAGCAACTTATCCGTAGACGGCGGAACAATCAAACTAGACGGAAACTATCCAACTGGAACAGGAAACGTAGCTTTAGGTGATACTGCACTTGATGATGGCTCTTTAAGTGGTGGCAGTAATACTGCTATAGGTAGTGCAGCACTTACAGCCAATACTTCAGGTGCTTCTAATGTAGCGATTGGTTTAAGTGCTTTAGCATCTAACACAACATCAAACAACAGCACAGCAGTAGGAACAAGAGCATTAACTACAAATACAGCAGCCGACAATACTGCTGTAGGGTATGAATCACTAAGATTGAATACTTCTGGTACTGGTAACACAGCAGTTGGCAGAGAAGCACTTGAAGCTAATACAACTGCTAATAATAATACTGGACTAGGTTATCAATCTTTAAAATCAAACACTACGGGAATTCAAAACGTAGCAGTTGGCAGTTTAGCTTTAGGAGCAAACACTACAGGAGCAGAAAATACTGTTGTTGGACAAAACGCTATGGGCTTGAACACTACTGGTTCTAGTAATGTTGCAGTAGGACAAGGCTCTTTAGAATCAAACACTACAGCTACAGCTAATACTGCTGTTGGACACGATTCTTTGAAAAACAATACAACTGGTGCTGAAAACGTAGCAGTTGGTAAAGGTTCTTTGACAGGGAATACTACAGGAAATTACAACATAGCCATAGGAAGAAGTGCTTTAAACGCAAACACTACAGGAGTACAAAACGTAGCTATAGGTTATCAAGCCTTGGATGCTAATACAGACCAATCTAATATTACAGCAGTTGGTAATACTGCTTTAACTGCTAATACGTCAGGACAAAGAGGAACTGCTGTAGGTTCGGCGGCATTAGCAGCTAATACTACTGGTGATTATAATACTGCTGTCGGTTTTACAGCTTTACAATCAAACACCACAGCAGATAATAATACTGCTTTTGGTTATGCAACTTTATCAGCAAACACTACAGGAGGAAACAATGTAGGAGTTGGTAAAGATGCTTTACTGTCAAATACTACAGGCATAGGCAATGTTGCAGTTGGTTATCTAGCTTTAGATGCTCACACAACAGGTAATAATAATGTAGCAATAGGTAATGAAGCTTTGTCTGCTAATACAACTGCATCAAATAATGTTGGAGTTGGTGTTGTA